AGTCGAAAACGATTTTGAAGTTGAAGTAGAAGACGATACACCCCCAGAAGACAAAGGCAAGACCCCTTCTGACCCAGAGTTTGTAGAATCTTTGGAGCGGGATGAGCTTGATGAGTACTCTGCGGAAGCAAAAAAGAAAATTGCTGGGTTTCGCAAGATTTATCATGACGAGCGTAGAAAAGCTGATGAAGCGGATAGGGAACGTCAAGAGGCTATTAACATAGCTAAAAAGCTTTATGAAGAGAATAAAGCCCTCAAAGGCAAGGTAAATTCAACCGAAGCAGTAGCTGTGGACTCCTTTAAAACGAGTGCAGAGCAAGAGCTGGCAATGGCTAAGAAAGAATATCGAGACGCTTATGAGTCTGGAGATGGCGATAAATTAGTCGAAGCTCAGGAAAGAATGACCTCCGCAAAGATTAAATTGGATAGGGTCTTTGACGTTAGCCAAAATTTAAATCAAAGAAGGGCTTTACAAGAGCAAGAAAATGATGTACAAATACAACAACAGCCAGTGCAACAGCCAATTAGGGATACGAAAGCCACTAAATGGCAGGAAAAAAACTCTTGGTTTGGTCAAGATGACGAGATGACCAGTTTAGCCTTGGGATTGCATGAAAAGCTTGTTAAACAAAACGGTATGGGCTACGCCACTACCGATGAGTATTACAAGCGCATAGACGAAACTATGCGTAAGAGATTCCCTGAGAATTTCGAGGACGTAGAAGACGAAAAACCTCAGTCTAAGGCAAAGCCTAGCACTGTTGTAGCCTCGGCTAGTCGCAGCACATCTTCCAAGAAGACTGTAAAGCTGTCAACTTCCCAGCAAGCAATTGCAAAAAAGTTAGGACTAACCAATGAGCAATATGCCCGTGAACTTGTAAAGGAATCTTAAAATGACTACGAAAAGAATTGACCGTGAAGCAGAAACCCGCAATACAAGCCAGCGCCCTGAGCAGTGGGCACCAGCAGAATTGCTACCAGAACCAAAAAAACTGGACGGGTATAAGTATCACTGGGTTCGCATTTCAACCCTAGGAGCAGCAGATCCACGTAACCTTTCAGCAAAACTGAGAGAAAAATGGGAGCCTGTACCTATTGAAGAGCAACCCGAAATGCAACTGTTAGTCGATCCCAATAGTCGATTTAAAGACAATATTGAGATTGGCGGATTATTGCTTTGCAAGACTCCAGCAGAATTTGTGGAACAGCGTAATAACTTTTACGCCAAACAAACACAAGATCAAACGGAAGCTGTAGACAATAATTTTATGCGCCAAAGTGACCCAAGGGCACCTCTCTTTGCAGAGAGAAAGTCTTCAAGCACTTTTGGTAAAGGTAATTAAATTTAATTAGGAGTTCTAAATGGCTTATCCTACCGTCGCAGGTCCTTACGGATTTCAGCCGATCAATTTGATCGGTGGTCAGGTATTTGCTGGTCAAACTCGCTTATTCCCCATTGCTCAAAACTCTGGCACATCAATTTTTTACGGTGATGTCGTGCGTTTAAACACTGGTGGTACTTTAAGCAAAGTTTCAACCACAGCTACCGCAACCGATGCCGTTGGCATCTTTTTGGGTTGTCAGTTTACAAACCCAACAACTAAGCAATTGTTGCAACAACAGTATTACCCAGCTAGTACAAACGCTACTGACATCCAAGCTTTCGTTTTGGATGATCCAGATGCTTTGTTCAAAGTTGCCGTAACTGCTGCTGGCACATCAACAATGTCTGGTGTAACACAAGCCGCTATTGGTCAAAATTCAGCTTTAATCTTGACTGCTGGTAGCACAACAACAGGTGACTCACTTGCTTCTATCTCTGCAACAACTGGTACTGGAACTGCCGTTCCAATGCGTATCGTTGCTGGTATTCCAGAGACAGTAAATGCGTCAGGTTCATTCACAGAAGTGATCGTTAAGTTCAACTTCGGTGTTCACACTTACTACAGCGCAACAGCTGTAGCAACAGCAGCTTAAGGAGCTAAATAATGGCTATTTCACGTGCACAACTACTGAAAGAGTTGCTCCCAGGATTGAACGCATTGTTCGGACTTGAGTATGCTCGCTATGGTGAACAACACAAAGAGATCTACGATACAGAGACCTCTGAGCGTTCGTTTGAAGAAGAAACCAAGCTGTCTGGCTTCTCTGCAGCACCTGTCAAAAACGAAGGCTCTGCTATTCGTTACGACAATGCTCAAGAGGCATTCACAGCTCGTTACAACCACGAAACTATCGCCCTTGGCTTTAGCTTGACTGAAGAAGCAATCGAAGACAACCTCTACGATTCTTTGTCAGCTCGCTATACAAAGGCTTTGGCTCGTGCAATGGCTTATACCAAACAGGTTAAAGCTGCCGCTGTTTTAAACAACGGATTCACTAATTCCTCCGCTTATTACGGTGGTGATGGTGTACCTTTGTTCTCTACAGCACACCCATTGGTATCTGGCGGTACCAACAGCAACACTCAGGCTACTATGGCTGATTTGAACGAAACTTCCTTGGAAGCTGCCGTTATTCAAATCGCTCAGTGGACAGACGAGCGTGGCTTGTTGATTGCTGCTAAACCCAAGAAGTTGATTGTTCCTCCACAACTCCAGTTCGTTGCAACTCGTTTGCTCGAAACTCAGTTGCGTGTTGGCACAACCGACAACGACATCAACGCTATCGTAAACAATGGCTCAATCTCTGAAGGTTACACAGTTAACAACTTCTTGACTGATCCAAATGGTTACTTCCTGACAACTGATGTTCCAAATGGTATGAAGCACTTTGTGCGTACTCCATTGAGCAACAGCATGGACGGTGATTTCGACACTGGTAACGTTCGTTACAAGTCTCGTGAGCGTTACAGCTTCGGCTGGTCTGACCCACTCGGAATGTGGGGATCACAAGGCGCTTAATTGCCCTTGGCTTCAAAAAGACCCCGCTCAAAAAGCGGGGTTTTTACTTGTGATATACTACTTCTGAGCGCTTTTGCTCACACACACAACACACAGGAGTTTTATTATGAATCCATTTGAATTACGCTATCAATTACTTGAGTCCGCTAAAAGTATGTTAGAGGGGCAGTTTCATGCCACAATGCAACTTTGGAACTTAAATGGCAAAATTGGTGATCCCCCTAAGTTTCCCTCCTTCCAAGATATTCTTGATCGAGCTGCGGAAATGAATAAGTTTATAAGCGAAAGTAAATAAGCTAAGACCCCGCCCAAAAAGCGGGGTTTTTCATTTGCTCTAATAGGTTTTTAAAAGACAATTGGTCTTTGTCCGCCAAGAATTCTAGGGTAAAAAGGTATCGTGGCTTGTCAAAGTTAATGACCGTATGACGCACTTGAGTGTTAAAAAGGTAATAGGTATCAGGCTTGTAAGGCAATTCTTGAAACTTAAATTGCGCTCCTTCCCCTTCAGCAAACAGGCAACTGCTCTTAATATCAGGCGTTAAAATCATGTTTAAACCTACTCCCCTACGGGTATCCGTATGCCAGTCATAACAAACATAGGGAGACAAATGCACAATTCCTGCCAAAAATGGATGCTTTAAGAACAAATTTACCAGAAATGAATCTTTTAAAAGGATTTCTTCTGGGACTTGAGTTGCCTTAAAGTTGTAGTAATCTTGCCAATTTTTGGTGTCTAAAGCATATTCAAAAAGTTCTTTAGCAATAAGTGATTTAGCTGGTATCTCGTAATAATTCATTGGGTCATTTTACGCAAAAAACTTGCACAAAGTTAAAAAAGTAGTATGATGAACATATCTGGGTAATACCAGCCTATTTAACTGTCCCAGCAGACGATATACCGATTAATAGGCTTAACTTGTATATAGGAGAATCCTCATGGGTTTCGCTACACACCTAGGTCCTTGGTTATTGGGCACAAATCGTTATTCTACTGGCACAACAGCTACTACTTTAGCTAACACAGGTTGCACTGTTGTTTCTCAATCATTCCCTGTTGTTTATGGCACATTAACTGGCAGCCCAATTGCCGTTCCTGCTGGATCACAGATTGTGGACGTTAAAGTGGTTAC